CCAGCGAGGCCCATATCTTTCCGTCCCAGTCATAGCCAAGCTCACGCAGTTTGGACGCGGCGCAGTAGGCGACTGTGCGGTTCATCTCGCTCATACTTACAAGCGGCTCCGTCTGCTCCAGCGCGGCGCGGAGGGCGGCGATAGTGTTTTCAACCTCGTCCATGACACGCTGCGGGGCCAGTGACTGCCAACCAGTTACTTCGTTCAGTACATCCAGTGCCTGCTGGACGACTTCGCGTGGTGCGGTCATTGTATCCCCTTCCCAATCTCAGCCGCAGCCCTAACGATGGCGCGGCGGGTTAGTGTCCCAACATCGCAAAGCTCGTCAAGCCAGATGTGATGTTGCTTCCACGGCTCCCCCGCTGATGGTCTGCTGCAATCAACGACCAAACCAAGTGTCACCGCCAGCCGCAACGCATCGCCGTCGTCGGTGAGGGGGTTCCACTCAACGGTTTCCCCATTCAAGGTGCGATGGCAAGGCTCAAGAACTCCGCCTTTCCCATCGGCCATGCGCGGGAACCAAACATCAAGCCCCGCCGCCTTCGCAGCGAATTCAAGTAATTCGCGGTCAATCATTTTGTTTCTCCCCTTGCGCGGATGGCAAGTGCAGCGTTGAACAACCCTCGCTGATATTCGGCCCGCAGTTCGTTGTTGCGCAAATTCATGTCATCACACACCTTCGCACACGCCTCGCGTTCACTGGCAGCGACAAGGGCGGCAAAGCGTTCAATCCTCCGCAGTTCGTCTTGCTCTGAGTCTGTCAGAGCCGCTTCTTTTCCCTCGTAGATATGCAGCAGCACTGCGCTGTGCAGCCCAACCTCCCGCGCCATGCGGATGATGTCATCCCTGTTCATGATTGCTCCTTGCCCTAATACTGCGTGCAATGCACCCGCCGAAGTTCGTGCTCGGATGCTCCTTGTCCCATTGTTGAGCAATTTGTGCACAGGCTTCGCGTTCCACGGCAATAGATGCTTCAATGACCGCTCGAATTTGTTCGTCTTTAATATCTAATTGTTTCCACAGATCTTCGCAAGCTTCGCGTTCAACAGCCGCTACAAGGTTAGCGAATCGGGTTAGCGCGACAGGGTGGCTTGTATGGCAAGCGGGCAGTCGTGCTTCTCGCGCGAGACGTTCAATCTTTTCCAAATCCAGAGACATATTGTTCCCCATTCGCTTCATTCCATCGCCGCACTGCTTCTTTATATTCATCAAGCAATTTGATTGCTTCATTCCAATTAGACACCGGGTTTAGCAACATGCATTCCAACATTATCGCCAGACGGTGCGCGTAATCAATACCCGGGTCATCACTTATTGAGTACATTCTTCAAATTCTGGTAGTAATTGTGTTCACCATTGGCGCGTTCGTGCCAAAGATCGAGGAGGTTTAGCATGCGTTCACGCATCAACGCTTCCGATTTGCGGATCAGTCGTCTCGCGTCCGTTTCGGTCAACCCCGGTATCTTGGATTCAAACCAGATTCGACCGATGTCATCATCGTTCAATTTCATTACAATACCCCCGTGTATGCTGTTAGATGACTAAATGGTGTGATCGGTTTACCGACACTCAAATTGTACCTATTCCTTCTTTTTGCATTTATCATTGCTCGGTGTCTTTCGCGATATGCAGCTTGTTTCTCCTTCTCGGTCATTGGTTTTGGTTTTTTGATGTCTTTCGTGTTTGGCGCCGGTTTAATCCCGTACACCGGTACCCAATCACCACTTTTGCTTTCGGGCCTACGCCATCCGCAAATATAAACTTCGTTCTCATTTCGCCAGAGCGTCAAATATGCGTTTACGTTGCGTTTAGCAATCCCGATTTCTTCAGCCAACTCCATCGCCGTTAACCCCTCTACGTTCGCCTTCAACAAACGTAGACCGAGATAATACGGCGGCTGAGCATTGCGCATTCTAGGCATCTATCACTTCCTTTGCTATCTCTTGTACTCTATCCCAGTCGTATTCAGGATAACCAAGCGCTGCTAGTTTGGTTTGTTCCCGTATCGAATTACTGAGTATGTCTTTTACCGCCATGGCATGTTTACCCATACCCTCGACCGCCAAGAATTCAACGGCTTCGATAAGGTCGGAAATCTTGACTATCGTGAGAACTACCGGGTAATTCTTCTCGATAAATTGATGCAGATTCTTGTACTGGTCGTCTACTGAGTATTCGATCGATTTGATTACATCCGCATTGCCGGTCACCCTGTAGATACCGGCTTTCGTCGGCGTCGCGATGTCGCCCATGATCACCTCGGGGAGATCATGGATCAATGCCCATTCATTGACATAGGCAAGTTGAGTCTCCGGTAACCCAATTCGCATTGACAATTCGTTAGCGATCAGATTCACCTTGTACATATGTTCCGCGATCGTCTGTTCCCTCGCCACCCGTACGATCTGCCACCGTTTTACATGTCCCGCCCTCAGCTTTTGTCTGAGTGTTAGTTTATTCATTTTCTTTAACAAAAGTGCCGTCTTCCGTGAGGTGCCCCTTCCTGTCCTTAATCTCATTATATGCCCTATACAAACACCTTGTCATGTCTAGATCTCTGATGGCACAATAATTAATCATGCACACGAGCACATCGCCAATCGCATCTTCAATGGCGTCTCGGTCGCCTTTCAATTCGGCATCCGCGAGTTCACCCATCTCGGATATTGCCTTCATAATTTGGGTATGTGGCTTTGCATTTTTAATAATGCCACGATCCTCGCTCCACCCAAGCACCAACAATTCAGCCTCGTTCCAATTCATATTTCACCCCCTTCACTCTCGACTGCTGCATTGTTAAGGATTTCATACGCCATTGCTTCGTATTCTTCCCAAATTGCCTCTTCCTCGTCATCTTCATAATCATCGACATCGGGGAATCCCCCCGGGTCGAACATCCCATTATTGTTGACTATGACCCAATCGGCCAACTCACGCAGTGTCATCCCGGAAAAGGTTTTCATAGCGCAGACATCCCAAGTGCCAGAATTATGAAAATCACCACGCCGACCACGAAGGAGATGAACCAGACAGATACATCGGGATCAGCCTTCCCGCGAATTGGCTCCGACTCGGGTACGCCATCGTAGAGCTTGGACTGATCCAAGTGCTGAAGAGTCCCGGTGTCCGTGATCCGCCAAGTTCGAGCCCGATTCACAGCCATTTTCTCGCGGATTGCCTCACCGAGGTCGATATCGTGCATATGCGCCAAGTCGAACAACATGATCGCAATATCGGCGTATTCACCCGGAGACGTTGGATCTCGCACCAACTCCCCGACTTCCTCGAATAGTTTAAGGAGTGCTGACGAGGGTGTCCGGTCCGGGAATACCGAGTCGGCCCAATCAACAATGTTGTCGGTCAGATCTTTGATCTCTTCAGACACCGGTCAATACCTCCACAACATCGTTAACGGTGGGGCCCTTACCGATCCATCGGACCCGGGCACCAGACATGATGTTGATCCGATTAATCAGCTTCGCCGCGTCATAATCCTTCATATAGTTGACGAAATTCAAAAAGATGAAATCGACACCATTCATCCGCACCGCTTCGGTGATCTGCTCCATCGAGAAGGTGAAAATGCGGCGGGGCAATTTAGTGACCGTCGTCAATTCCGTAGTCTGCCCGATCGCTTCAAACGTCGTCTCTTCCTGGTCCGGGTAATGTGGACCACTCCACCCTACTTGATTACCCTGTTCATCATACCGGTTAGCAACACGGATAGGGTAGGTGCGAGCGGTGCCATAAACATTGACACGGGCAAATTTATCGCCAGCAGGGATACCACAATCAGCGAGCGTTTGGTGTGCCGAAACATCACGTGATGTGCAATAAGGATAAAACCCATGGTACATCGACAAGCTGTGGCCCTGGGCACCCTCAACTTGGATCTCGCGACCCTCGTCAAGCGCCTTGGCGTACTGTTGAGGGTTAACCACTTCTACCTTCTCGAACACTGGGAATCGATCGAGAATCGCCCCCGCTGTGTTCATATCGTTAGGGTCGCGACGGATTCGCTGGATCGCAGCAGCACCGACACCCTTCTTGGTCGACCCGATCTTGGTCATCGGACCAGCTTCTTCATCCCGGTGCCGTTGCTCGATAATCGCAGCGTTAGAATGCACAAGGATGCGGCACCCATCGAGCAAATCGCTGCATTCACCAATCTCTTTTTCCAGGTTCACTGGGTCGATGATTGATCCGGGACCAATCAAGATCTGCCGCAGATTGTTCGATACAACACCATTGGCGAGCATGGTGTGCACGAATTTTCGCCCCTCAGCATTGACGTAGGTGTGCCCCGCATTGGCTGCCCATGCGGTCACCAAAGTGTCGGGTTGATTCTGCTCAGCGAGACAGCCAGCTAGCAACCCCTTGCCGGTCGACCCAAATTGCAGATCCATGATCAAGTTGATTTTGCGCATATATCCTCTTTAAATGAAAACCCATATTCTATCACATCACTGACCGCGATGGGAGATGTCTGATTCCCATTGGCTTACAAGATGATCAAATCTACCATTGCCGATTATCACATTTTTGTCGAAGATGTCGTATTGCGCTATTATGATCTCTCCTTTCTTGTGGTTAATTAGCCTAAATGCCTCAGACGCTCGGTCTGATCCCCCGGCTATATACCCTTTCGATATAGCCCAGTCCATGAATTCTTTTCTCTTGTAGGCTTTGATTGACTTACGCTTCGATTTAGTCATTTGCGATCCTCTCACAAACAATTCCGCCCTTATTCAGGAATTGAATACCATCATCATTTCTGTAAATATCCCGATAATAAACTTTGTTTATTTTCGCACCCAAAATCCGCTTAGCACATTCAATACAAGGGGCTGTCGTGACGAACATATCAGCTCCCACGCTGGATGTCGTACTTCTAACGATTTTGTCCAACGCGTTTTGCTCCGCATGGATCACTTCAGGTTTCGTTTTGTTCCATTCATCTTCGCAATCATTATCCCACCCAGTCGGTGTGCCATTGTAGCCAAGTGCAATAATGGTGTCGTCTTTCACCACGACACACCCCACTTTACGTCTTTCTGCATAGCTTAATTCAGCAAAGACGTCCGCCACCCGCATATAAGTATCGATGTACTTTTGCTTCATAATAATGCCTCACCAACTGATCTTTTGGATTCTTTGTATTTAGACTCCCGCACGTTGGGATTCAAATACATCTTTCCTTTGATCTCGTACATCAAAAAAGGCCAATTAGGCCTTCTCTTGACTTCGATCATTTGCTCGCTTCCCACCAATTTGCGCCGCATCCTTGGTCCGTCCTTACTGGTACTCTAAATTTAATGGGGGTGCTGATTCCATCGAATGTGGTCACGATTCGACTGATATTTTCTTTGATATCCGGTCGACCTTCCGGCACATTGCAATCAAATTCATCGTGCACGTTCAGCAGCAACCGCGCACCCTCACCCTCCGAGCGCAGATAATCGTGCAGTTCGATCAATTTGACCTTCAACGCGTCGGCGGCCGAGCCTTGGAAAATCAAGCCCCCTGCTTTGTGTGTGAATTGCCCACCCGGGAATCTGATGTGGCGACCCATCACAGTGCGCACATACCCGCGCGATTTCGCTATACTTGAGGCATTCCGCAGCAGATCCTGGACACCTGGGATAGCGCTGTGGTATTTATTGAACACCTCAATCGCTTGGTCACCCGGCTTGAGCCACTGTTTCTTTCCACTCTCGTCGGTTTCCACCGTATATGGTAGCCCCATTTCCGCTGCTAGCTTCCCCTGTCCCATCCCAAACACAAGGCCAAGATTAATCTGCTTTGCATTCGCATCCCCCGCGAATCGGGGGGACCGAGGTAAACCGGTGAGATCTGCCGCCAATTTGTGGAAATCCGTGTCCGGATTGTCCGAGTACATCTTCAAAATCCGCTCATCATTCACGTAGTGCGCGAACACCCGGAAGTCCATCTGCGCCCAGTCATTACATACCCACTCGGACCGTGAATCGTCGGGTATAAACAATGAACGCACTACCGACGCGATATCTTCGTCCCGTTTGTGGATCTGCTGCAGCGCTGGTGAATTCACGGACAATCGACCCGTGCCCGTACCTAGATCATTATCCGATTTCGTCTGGTTGAAATTCGCATGGATCACCCCATCATGGTGATGCCCCAGTAGGTGACCTTTCAGGAATGTGTCCCTGGTCTTGATCAGTTTGCGAAGTTTCAGAATGAGCGCCGCTGCTGGATCCCGCATCGATCGCAGCGCTGCAGCGTCGATGCTCGGAGCCCCTGCCGGTGTGGTGCTGACGACCGTACCATCACGCACCACCCAATTGCCGTTGTGGTCGCGCTTAGGCTTAAACAATTCTTTGATCGAATTGGATGGGTTGGGGTTCACTTCGAAACCGGCGAGCTGGTTTAGTTCAACCTGTGCTACCCTCGATTTCTTATCGATGTCGTAAACCGCTTCCTCCGCTCTTTCGACATCGATCCGGACACCACCATATTCCATGTCGACCATTACCGGCAATAAGCGTCGCTCAAGCTCCGCTACCTCGCTTATGTTCTGCCGCTCAATCTCCTTGGACTGCCACTGCCAAAGATCAAGGGTCACCCGGGTGTCCTGTTTAGCATATCGACCAGCCAGTGAAGCTGGTGCCCTCGGCAGGTTCGCGATCTGCGCATTCTTGGTGGGCCGCCCACCAAACAACTCAGCGAGTTCCTGCCAGATGTCACTATCTTTACCGATTTTGAGATATTTCTTGCCCAGCGAATCGAGGTCGTACGACATCAAATGTTCATCGATTAACGCTGCTCTAATCATCGTGTCATCCACCCGATCACGCGGGAAAATGATCCCAGATTCGCGGCACATATGCCAATCAAATTTAGAGTTGTGGCAAATGATCAATTTACACTTAGGGATTTCATCCTTCAAGAAATCCAGAGCCCCCGAGGTGCGTCTGATATCCCAATACCAGTCGTTACCATCGGGGGCTGAGATCGCCACTCCAAACACCTTGTCCGACCACCATTTAAGGCCTGTAGTCTCGGTGTCCAGCGCAATGAACGGATAGTCGGACAGTCTTGGAAACATGGCGATTTAGAATGGGACGTCTTCGTCGATTACGTTTGCATCAGCCTCGCGAACGTAGGTGCTATCTTCCTTGCGTTGGAAACTCAACGAAAAGAATTTCCCATTAGCACCTTCTTTGATCCAGGCACCGATCCAGTATTCCACACCATCAATAATACACTGTCCACGATGGTCGGGATGATTGGGCTTCAGCTTCCGATCATTGCGATTCAGAGTGCCGGAATTGTTACGCTTCTCATATGCCATAATTCATATCCCCTTCAAGGATTTCTAAAGTCTGTCTTGCTCGGGTGACACCAACATACCAAACGCGAGCTTCGGCGTCTGGATTCTTGTCCATGTCATTTAAAGTCTTCATTGTTAATCCGGTGTGCAACACTACATGGTCGGCTTCTCTTCCTTTCGATGCGTGGATGGTGGAAAGTCTGATATTCGGTTCTGTTTCCAGATCCGCTTCGCGATAAAAATCAATCAATGTCGGTGGGATCACCAAAGATCTAATGAACCCGCGCTTTAACATCGGTGTGAATTCTTTGACATCGATCTCGTTTCTGGTCCGATCGTCAGCTGAGTTATAAATTTTAGTCAATTCAGCCGCAGTGATAGGCTCACCTGACTGCATCTTCTTGAACGCCCTGATCGCATTGGCGATCTTCGAATTGAACAACCCCGGCATACCTCCTTCGTTACGATAGGGGATCCGACGTCTGATCAATTCGTCTTCCACCTCTTTTCGGGTCACATAATTACGGCACAACACCAATACGTCATCCTTGGTGGATTTGTATTTAGACGGCTCGAAATACGAGGTGCGGATTAAAGAACCCATTTCGTCACGCGGTTTGTACTCTTTAATGACTCTGTTCTCTATCGTATCCGTGATTTGCATCGCCTTTTTGTGGATTAGGCGCGGGACTCTCCAGGACTGGCTGAGTATCATTCTATCAGAGTCGTGCCTGTCCTCGAATTGCTGCATTCCGTGCGTGTTCGCGCCAGACCATTCATAAATCGCTTGGTCGTCATCCCCGGCGATGTGAATTTCCTTAACCCGGCTGTATTGCGCCATCCTCTCGATCGCTGTCCACTGCAAATTCGAAAGATCTTGCGCCTCGTCAATAAAAATCACCGACGCTCCATGGTCGCAAGGATCATTGACATACCTGAGCAGCATGTCATTGAAATCAATGTACCCGTTTTGCTTTTTAAAGTCTTCGTACGACTCGCAAAAAAATTGAAATTCAGCCCAATTCCCCGGTCGATCCGATTCATAATATTCCTCGTGCAGTTTAGATCTGCGGTTGACACATTTGGAATATAAATACAGATACTTGTCCCCAAGTTCCATCTGCTCCCCGGTGTCGTTGCTCATCCCACGAAACACGAAACCGATCTTGTCACCGAACTTCTTCAATTTCGTTGTGTCGACCACCGATGGTGCCGTACACCCAGTCAATTTAAACATCAACGAGTGGATCGTCGAAATTCGGTCCGATTTAACTAACCCAAGACGAGACAAAGCTTCACTGGCGGCTGCCTTAGTGAACGACAGAAAGCTGATTTCCTTTGGGTCATACCTCTCCCTAGCTTCACTCACACGACGAAGCATTTCGGTGGTCTTGCCACACCCAGGGGGACCATATACGGAAAATGTTTTCATATATTCTCTAATCGGTGTTCGTGGGCGGGGGCGGGGGCTGCCGCCACTGGGACGACAGCCCCCTAAACCCGCATCAATACTCGGATTCTGCCGCCGCATCGACCTTGCGATCGATCGAGACTGCGCCCTCACGGATTGCATTGTACAGGTTTTCGGCCCTGCTGTACAGTTCCTTGCTCGGGAACCCAGCAGCAGCAACAGTCAGGTTGAAATAATCCTGATTCTTGCTGTTCTTCTCGGATGTAGTGCCAAGACGATATACGCGGCTAAAAGAATCGCCACCATTCATTCGAATGAGGCTGTTCAGCTTGCGAGATACCTTCATCTTCGACCGGCTCATGGAGACCACAATCTCCTCAACCTTGTCGCCCGACACTGCGAGGCAAAAATGCTGCGCCGTATCGGTGATATCGCACTTGTCACCATCCTCAAGTGCTTCTCGTGCGTCCTCTGCTTCCGCTTCGCTCCCGAAAGCACCACGGAAACCACCGCCGTCGTTGCGCTTCTTCCAGATCAACCATTCCTTTTTGTAATAAACCGGAACGATAAACAAAGAATCGCCGTATAACTGGCGGGTCACATTGTTGTACATCATCCCTTCTTCACAACCCTCGATGTAGCTGGGGTCGGACTTCTTGCGGCAAGGCGAGAGGTCCTGCACCAACTCAAGGCGAGGGATGATCAGATCATTGGCACCTACGTTCTCGGATCCACGATTACCAGCGTTACCCTTCAAAAAATCGGGGATTTCGTCCGACATCATCAAAGAAGACTGTTGAACGACTGCTACTTGTTGACTCTTAGCCATGATTAACTTCCTTCAGATCTAGCCCAGACGCAGGGACCACGCGATTCAGCGCTTCGTGATAGAAGCACGTGTGAATGGGGTTATCTTGATCAGATCCTCGGGAATTTCTTCACCCGACCTGATCATCGATTTAACTACTGCCTTCAAAGTCGAGGCGTTGATGGTCTCGGTAATGATGCTCGATTTGCCGATATCATTGAAGAATTGGTGCACTCGTTCCCGATTGTCGGCATTGACACGAACATACATATCGGAGGTCAGACTAACGCGACCGATCCCGTCCACTTTGACGTTATCGATGCCCATATCTTCCATCTTTTTCGGGACTAGATTGAGCCGCAGGAAATCATATTCCTTGTTGATCTTGGTCAACTCGCTCTCAAGTTCCTCTTTTCTCTTTGATAATTCATCCATCGCACGAATTGTGTCAATGGTTGAAGTATTTTCGTATTTATTTTCAAGTGATTGATTCTCTTCTGCAGTCATTCTTGACACCTTTAAAATTTCTTGATAGACACCACCAAATGTTGGTAAAGCCTATCGCGGTTGCTCCACCTGAGAATGTTCACTGTGTCGGTGATCTCCCGCACTATCATGAACACTGCGGCGCTGACTACCGGTGAACCACTGATCACCAAATAATCATCTACCGGGTGGAATTTCTTTAATTTCGTCCTGATTTCTTCAATCAGTTTATCATTGTTGAGGCTATTCTTCATGGGGCTGAAATCACCCCTCGTCAAAAAGATAACCTCACCAAACTCTTCCGCTGGAATATAGTTCAAATTGGGGTTTTCTTGGGTTATGTATACTTTACGGTCCATAGGATTCTATCCTCTATCAAAAAATCCATAGTGTACCACAGACCGGGATACGGGTCAATTTCCCGGCTTCCCATAGATCTTGTCTTTGAGATCGTCGATACTGCCACGAACGAACTCGGATACGTCCTTTTTCTGGGTCAGTGCCTCCAGGATATGCTCGTCTACTGTGCTTTCCGCTATTATGTCGATGATTAGTGTTCCATTTTTCTTGTCTGGCCCAAACGCTCGCTCTTCCGATTGTTCCCGGTCGATGTAATTAAATGTGTTGGAAAAGTATATTTCGATCTCCGCTGCCGACATTGTGAGACCCATACCACCAGTCGCCGCGTTTCCTACCAAGAATCTCGCTTTCTTGCCTTGGAAAAGTACATTGACATTGATGTCGCGTTGAGTCTCGTCGATCTCGCCGTGCAATTCGACCACCTGATCGTCGCCGTACTTCATCCGCAGCGCTTTAGCCACCAACTGTATTTCTTCCTTGTAGGCGCACCACACAATAGTCGGGCCCGGGTCATATTCTTCAGTGCAAAAGATCAATTCTTGCAATTTCGGATTGTCGCCCTCGATAAACTCTCGGTAATATTTCGGTCCCTTTTCTTCTCGGTCTTCTTCAGCAACAGCGTACGAGATGATTCCGCCCGTGATTTCCTGTAACCTGAGCATCTTCTCAAGTGTGTTCTTTATCATTATCGACTTGTTATCAGTCTCTGCTTTCTTCTGATTTTTCACCTGATCATATAATCGCCGTTGTTCTTTGTTGAGCGTCACCTCTCGCTTCACATATACTTTTGGCGGTGCATCCTTGAACACCTCATCTTTTCGCACCTGGAAGACGAACGGTTCGATTATCTCGGTCAATTCCTCCAGGTTATTGTACCCGATGATTTGCTTATCTTCATACCCACCCATCACTGCGTAACGATTCCGGAACGAATAGAAATCCCCCAGTCCAATGATGTTCGGATCTAGGAATTCGAACTGCATGAACACATCCATCGGACCATTGGCGATCGGAGTGCCGGTCATCGCGATCCTGGTTTCAGCGAGTTTCCCAAGATTCACACAATTCTGAGACCGAATCGCTGCGTGGTTTTTGATTTTCGACGATTCATCAACTGCCATCACCGCTTTAGTAGACGACATCAAGAAACGTTCAGCATATCGATACGCGGATCCTGCTGCTAATGATTCAACGCCGACGATCAAACATTTGAAATCATGTTTTGAATAAATCCACTCATCAAACTGCTTTGGTTTCGAGGTGTCTAACAACAATATATCTACATCGAATGGCGCATGGATTGCGAACTCCCGCACCCAATTCTTTCTGATAGACTTTGGACACACAATCAACATCTTGTCCGCGAATCCTTGCATCCGCATCGCACAAGAAAGATCAATAACGACTTTCGTTTTGCCAGTGCGCATATCCATGAAAAGAGCTATGGCTTTGTTACCATACACCTTGTTCAACGCCTCCATTTGCTTAGCGCGCGGCTTAGTCTTAAACTCGTACCAAGTAGGGAATTTCGGCGAGGTGTCGGCAGCTTTATTTCTGTCTTGTCTGTACTTTTTAAGCGCAGTTTCAATATAACTCAACGCGTCCTCTGTATATTCAGTTTTACTACGGGTGAAACTCTGGTGGATATACTCCACATTGCTGCGGATAGCGGGCGCGCTCCAATATTTATTGCGGGTTTCCCATCTGCGGTTGGGGATATTCTTCGCTAATTCATTCATTGAAAATGGGCACATTATGATGAAACGCCCCTTGTACTTGTCATAATGAACTTTGGGCTTTGGTAGTGCTATCATCTCAATACTCCGGGGTAAAGTCAGGTGCGTCAAACTTGATATGTGCTAAACGTTCGTAATCGACGAACCAAACCGATATCACCTGCTGTTTCACTCGTACTCGATCAAAATTCACACCCATATCTTTGTGTGCTCGGTGCCACAAACTCTTATTCCTGGGTATATCAGTCCGAGTTCTGCGCAGATAATCTTCATAGTCGATCGCTCGGAACATGATCACCCGGCGACCCTGGAGAATCTGCACCACTGGCATACCACGCAGAAGAGACTCGCGATCTTTGATGTCGGTGCCGTCCGAGGTGAGATCCGCTTTCCGCAGGAACTCATCCAGTCGAATCGCCAGATTTCCGTTGGGGCTGGATTCCGCTGGTGCCTCTTCAATCTCGAGCTTCGTCATCAAATCCGCTAGGATCTCGTCCGTCCACTGGGCACTCTTAATCTGCGACGGCAACACCACATGCAACCGCTCCATCGCCTTCAATCGTACCTGCTTAAAATCCATCAATTCGTCTGTCGTCATTGTGATCGGGACACCATTCATCTTGAGTTCCCACATGACGGGCTCAGTATTCATATACTTGACCAGATCACTAAATACCGGTAGCTTATTGTCCGCGGTCAATAAATCGTATTCGGATTCAGAGATTCCGTATTTAACTTTTCTACAAGCTTCTCGATCACACCAATCCTTCCACGGCTCTTTCTTGCATAAATACCCGTAGGTCTTGCGGGCTGCACTCTTGATCGTTTTATCGGCTTCTTGGAACGGCAGGGGCTCTGCAAAAAATTGCCCCTGCATTGAGTGAGACATCTCGCGTGCACCCTCAGGATTCCGCTTGCGGTTGTAGATTGTGATATGGAACAATGCTTCATTTCTCGACCCTTCCGATATGCCCTCTTTAAGTGCCTTTCGAATGCATGGTGGTGCCTCGGTGTGCTCAGACCCAAAATAATCCTCTAACTGCTCCTGGGTTATCGACCTCGTTTCGGCGTTCGTCAGGAATAGATCCAGGGGGCTGGGTTTACCGTTCTCCAGCGCGTATCGATCAGTTTCGTACGCATTGAAATATGGTAAATTAATCCAATTGCCGAGCGCTTTATTACCATAGCTGTCGAGTACTAGCTTGGTTTGCTTCGGAAAGACACAATCAGATCCCTCAAGGCTGAGATCCGACATCCAGCGAGTGAGGATCGTCTTCAACATGTCCGCCCTGAGAGGCTCAGAACCGAACACGTAAAGGTGTGCACCGCCCGATTTGGAGCGACACACGACCAGAGGCAATTCCTGGGATTTGACCCTGTTCTCGATCGCCACCAAATCGAGATCGAAATCCTGTCCATGGTTATCGATATCAATCGCACCCCAATAGCACATCCCATCATCGCGGATTGGGACAATACCGATACCCTTCTTACCCTCTAAATGCGCTATGATCTCTTTCTCAGTATATGCTTTCTTTATGGTCTGCATCGTCCTCCCTTTTGGACGATACGGGTCAAATTCACCGAAAGATCTACTGTTACCCCGAAACAGGGCCATAAACCTCTTTACCTGCATCAACTCCATGGTCACCTCGTGTGGTTGACTATACTCTATAGGGGGTGCATATCATACCACACCACGCCTACGGGGGTCAACTATATGCATTGCTGTACGGGCTCTGTACGGGCTCTGTACGGTCACCAGATAGTCAGCGTACGGAAAAATACCTTTCTAGAATATGTCGAGAGGGTATCGTACAAAGAGAGACCACCTAGCGACCGTACACGGAGACATACTGTATAGACACGTCCTCTTTCCCCGTGAGCACATACTGTATGTCGTCACCACAGTTGTACGGTCTGTCCGTCCGTCCGGTCTGCCGATAGAGCTGTCACGCTACAACTGCCTCGCGCGTATACGCGAGATGCACAGCCTGGAGATAACCTATGTGTCGTGTCGGACTGGGGATCCCGTATACTCCCCGATGGCCAGCCGAGACCACGGATGGCATCTCCGTTGCGCTCGCGGGATCGGGTGGCTATATAGGTAGCCCAGCGCACTCAGAAACGCTTCCGGAGACGGCTCAATAAGACCAAATCGCCGGGGATTCTCTGATATCTAGGTGCAGGAATCGTCCGTTGCCCTTTTGCTGTACCCCGATACCCGTGAAATTATTATCAAGCGCTAATCTTAACAGGCTGATTGCTTCAGCGCCGCTTATTCCGATATCGGCTGCAATGCCTTGTGAATGTGTCCCAGTGCCCGGGAATTGTTTGCCGCGTTCCGATGGGTGATTCGGACAGCGATAACCGCTAGTAATTACCATAGGTTTACCCCAAATCATTCGGAGCGATTGCAATCGACCCATGAATTCAGTCTGCATTAATGTTTTACTGCAGCCACATTTACAAGCGAATTCACTGCGGCTGAAATGTTTATAAACCGACCAATCCTCAACTATCATTTCGCAGCTACTCCTTTAGACTTCTCGTAGGTCCGCAAACCGCCAATACCTAACATGCCGCTTAGCACGACCCACAACAGGTCAACATCTACAGTTGGTGGGGCGGGCCAACCCTGTACGGCGGCAATCCAGGTCAACAACGGCTGGAGAAACACCGAGTAGGCGAAGCCTGCTACGCCCACCCAACCCGCCCCCGGACGCCATCCCGCCACCCAGATGCTCGGGTGTGCAGCCTCTTTAGCGTTTATTTCAAGTTGAGCGATAACTTGTTTTAATTCCCCCTGCATCGCCATAGCAAGGAATTGGGCTTCTGCTTCTCGTTTCTTTTCCGGATCGGGCACGAAACGATCAAGAAGCGTTTTTCCGACGTCCAGCAGGGGGGCGAGGAATAGGGGGTTCATGGTAATGATGATCCTTCTCTGACATAAAGCAATGAATAGGTTGGTGACTCTGTTGCCGTTGAACTTGTCCCTTTTACTATAACCCCCGTGTTGTAATAAGATATCACTGTGCCATTTTCAAAATTCGATGCACCCGTAGGATCATATTTTAGTTGTATGCTGCCTGGAGGAGACCCAGGGAAACCAGATGCTTGTACATATGAGAAACCACCGCCAACTCTCGCCAGTGATGCGTTTGCTTCATCTATCTCGGTGTCGGGGTCATCTGGGGTAGTACCAATAATGTTTAGTGAATAACCATTTTGTTGTTCCACTATATATGTTATATACCTACCTGCAGCATTGGTGGTTGACGCATCCACAGCGAAACTATAATAAGTCGCTGCGTTAACTCCAGAATAAGTTTGTGATGGGTTCGATGGGTTTTGGTTAACTGCATTAATTGCCTCATTAACTATACTCAAAGTCGATGGGCCGTTATAAACTTGTCGTTTAAGAATGTAATACGGCCTGTCCACTTGTGTTCCATCAGTTCCGATGGGTTGATAAAAAGTATTTGGTGTTGTGAATGTACTAAATGACCCACCAGTGCCCAATTCATTTGGTGGATTAGATGCTGAAAAGAATGACAAAATTCCACGGATTTCTACAGTGCCGGGTATATTAAAAAATGGATAAGTCGTTGCTGGACCATTCGGTGCTAGTGGTAAAGTGGTGCCTTCAACGTCCACCAAACCCGGAAACGCGCTTGCTGATTCAATAACACGAGCATCAACATAAAAAGAACCACCATTGAAAATAGTAGAAAATCCAAAGGTACCTACAATTTGAACAGCGATACCGGTGCTTCCACCCACACCGGAGATAAATTCGACACCTATGACAATGTTTTGAGTAACATTTTCAATCACAATGTCTTTAAGTGAACCAGAGTAATTCGTGAATTTAACGGCAGCAGTTGGATCGGTAAACACAACACTTACTGGTGAGGTGCTTTGACCAAAATACACTTCTTGTATTATGGTACCGACAATAGTACCTCCGGTCCCTGTGATGTTGAAAGTGACGGTAAATTTGGTGCATGGTCTAGGATTGTTAACGAATCCTATTAGTTTAGGGTTATTCCAATTTTGTCCTTGAAACTCGATCACGCAATCGTCACCGACTTTAAAAGCAAAAGCGTTGCAATCGAGATACACAATGGGTACATTAGACAGTGTATTGGTTTGGTTTATGACAAGTCCCACCCCACTAAAATTAGCAGCGGTCGATCTGTCGTCATATAAAGTCAGATTCGCTGTATTGTTTTCGGTGTTTATTGATGTGATGGTGCCGCGACGATAAGTCGGCTTAAATTTTTGCCACCCTGGCAGTATAGCTGCATTGAAGTAGGCTTGTGGCCCGGTCATGAAACTGCGCGACCTGAGTTTACCATCGGTCAAACTGGGCGCCCTGCCACCAGCAGCTATATTTATCGGTCGGGACGGTTCACCGGGGATTTCTATGGTAGCAACATTCCCGGTAGCATTCTCCGTATAATCGACACACCAAGCATCCGTATCATAAATCGCTGGTATATTGTTTATTCTAACGATTTCTTTCAAAAGACTCAAAGATTTCAGTTTCAAATAACTTAATGCGTTAAATATAAAAGCATAAACTTCCGACAATCTAGCGCTTTCGACTTCTATAGCTAACAATCTATCGGATAAATTTTGCGGTAATTTTTCAATTTGAATTAAGGCTATGTCCTGTTGGAATACTTGTATTGTTGCATAGCCCTGATTCAGGAAGAATGTTTCGGTTTTAATAATCTCTAATGCGTCTTTATATTCATTTTGTGCTGGAGTTAATATGTCATTTCTAAATGTAGTAATTTCGCTTTCTTTGTCGGTCAGTAATGGCTTGGATATGTCGTATTCAAGAAATGTAGCGTTTAGTGTGTCTATGTTAAAGTCTATCTTCGTTTTAAGATCTATTAGTTCTTTATAAAAAGTACGAAGATACAAAAAATTCGTAGAATAGGCGACTTTAGCATCCGACATGTTTGACAAGCCGGGAGCGAAAACTTCTGGGTATATTGCGACACCAGTACCAGTCCCAAATGTGGTTTCTATAGCTGCTGGTAATCCATAACCTTTAAGTTGGGCCAAAGCTTCCAAATGGTTAACTATCCTTAATCTATTTTCAAATATCGAGAAAGCACACTTATAAAGCAACCCACTGTTGGCATAAAATTCTTTTTCGTTCGTGCTCAAATAGTTATTCAGGTCGTCTATGAATGCATCCACTACCTCTACATCACTTATGACACCCGACCTGATGTCGTTCAGCGTAGCTAAAAGCGGGATGTCACACAATGAAGAAAGTACGGTATATTCAGGATCAGTAAAATCATTAATTAGGCTATCGGCAACGATGCTCGCTTGTGTCGTGCCGTTATAAACTTCTATCAGAGCGGTTAGATTGGCAGGTGTACCGAGACCGTACAATTCGTAAATATAATTGGTGGCTGCGTCTTGTATATCTGCTTCGAGAGCAAATTGATTCGTATTAAACTGACTGAATTTCAGGGCTAAAGATTTGCTAGAAATTAATTCGACTATTTCGTCTATGTCGACACCAACTGGATAACCTAACGCCTCAGAAATGGCGCTCTTTAAATTAACTGGAGCATTCTGAACATAAAGTACAGAATCTGTTACTATTGATTCATATGTATCTATATCTTCTTCGGCTTTATCCCAAGTGGTTTTATCAAGTTCTAAAGCGCTTTCAAAAATCGCGATTTGTTCTTCTAAATTTTGTATATTTTGTAGAAGTATATCTCGTTGGACCACCAAAGCGTCATATTCTACCTTTTTCTGATTAAGAAAAGTTTGTAAAAGAAAAGCGTTTGCTCCAGCCTGTTGAACTATATCATTCTGAGCATCTACTGCAGCTATCACACCATCCAATGTGGATTGAAGTGCGGCTATTCTAGACTTTCGGTCTTCTTCATAAATTTGAATTTCTGCTAACAACAGATTCAACTCGAATGCTACGGCATCTATGTCTGCTTGGACTGGGACTAATTGGTTCTCTAATACTGTTATTTCTGCTAGTAGCTTGGAACGTTCTACCTCTAGGGCGGCTATTTTAGATGCTTTAATTTGTGAGCCGACATCGACTTCGATTCGGTATTTACCTGCACCATAATTACCAATTATTTTTGCCTTACCCATTACACCCTCTCGCCGACTTCCATAAAACTATCTTCGATTGATACATAATAATTGATATAAGAAACAACAAAATTCCTGTTATCAGCGATCGCTCTCTGTGCTGGTCTCAAAAGCCAATCTATTGAACAACGCACCCGGACACCACCAGTCGTAACTGAAATGGACCGTATTTCTTGTAATGTTCTATTGAAAGCTGCATCTGGTTCTTCATTTTCCGCGAACCCAGTCAAGTACCCACTTAAGGTAGCCGTATATCTAAATGGACCTTGATCGAATGTAATTGATTCGAGCGGTGCTCGAGCCATTTCATATTCAAAATCATCACCAGACAACGTTTTACTAGTACGGTATATAACAAACTCAGTAGCAGCTTCTATTTCTTCTACGTAATTAGTTACCGCTGGTACGACACATTGAACATAATTGGATTGTATAGTTTGAAGGGTAGCTTGCCAAGAGGATATAGGCACCCTAACAGGACCGCTTGGCGTTATTAAATCCATTACATAATATATTGTGGAATCGGGTTTTAATAAACTAGTAAAATCAAATAAATTAATAAGAGAGGGGGCACCCAGAGGCCCAGGAACATCCAAATAAGATGTTATAGGTGGACCTGCGGTATCATAAGGAGCAGTCGGCGGCGTGAAATCCGCAGTCCAAACAGCCCCGCTAACAACTCTTATTTCATCTAAATAACCATTAAATGCTTCACCAGCGTTAGCGGAGTTATAACCTATATATAATGGGGTGGTTGCATTAATGTTTTGGGTACTAGCGCCGTTTCCGGAAGTTACTCCGTTTAAGCGCATCACCAAATTACCGCTGGCACGAACTACACTAATATGATGCCAAGTATTTAAAGCTATACTTGGAATTTGGAAAAATTCGGCACCACCTAACAATAATTCAATACCACCAATTCCGGGGTGCATCCGTATATTTATACGCCCGTCACTGAAAAAACCGTCAAACCGCCCTATAATCACGTCATAATTATCAATAACGGATACGCGCAACCAAAAATCGATAGTAAAGTCACCAGTACCGAAATTAAAATCGGTAGAACTTGGAACAGTTAGGTAATCACCATCACCGTCGAATTGAATACTGGTAGCACCAAATTTGGCTGTTGTGTTTTCGTGATGTACGTTACCAAATGCTGAGATCGTGCGAGCGGAATCAGACGAATCTACAAATGTAGTTGACCCATCTGTAGTGTCAGAATGAATTAAAAGTAAAGTGGTGGTCACACCTATTCCCCGCCGCGTTGTTACCCAATAGTAGCACTAACTATAGTTATTTCTGAATTGATTAAAACATTTAATGAATTTAACACCAATTTACCGCTAACTGATGATGTCCCAGCGACTGCAGGTATAGATAGATGAACAGTACCAGTACTGTCACATAATTCACCATAAGCTGCCGTTCCTGTAGCTATTGTGGTAGCAACTTGGGCTGTAATAGTCAAAATACCCGTAACTGCAGACACTGTGCCACAGGGATCAGCTAATGGAACTGTAACTAATAATACATCGGAAGCATCACGTATCTTTAAAGTACCGTTTGAAGCACCAGCGTCGATTAAATCACGAAAAGAAAGATGCGCGGCTTCTTTGGCGGCGACTGAATAAGTAGCGATGGTCGGGACTGCCATTTCGGAAACCTTTGTAGATGGGTGCGTTAGATCGAAATTTTGGCTTTAACTAATAGTGATAGAACACCAGTTGTTTGATTGCTCGTATACTTTTCGGGAACGGCAGTGAAAACACCATCAACAATAGAAACATTTAAGAGACTGTTCAACCTGACAATTTTTTCGATTTTCTTTTCTAATTCGGTCGACTCGTTCAACCAAGACAAACTTATTGTTCTATCCGAGTAACTAAAACCGAAATCATTAAAAACAGAACTGCCATCTAAAGTGGCAATTCTAGTAACCCGTCTTGAATACCCACCATAATCAGTATCCGCGTTGAGTAGATTTATTACCAACGGTTCGTCACCATTATATACAACTGGAGATAAAATGGCCAACATGCTCAAGTACCACCCAATAATAAATCAAGACCATCAGCGGCAACGCGAACTTGGATAGTTCTGAGTATTTCCCACATAAAAGCTTCGAGATGCGGCTGAAGTCCAGCACCATCAATTTTGATCAGAGAAGCACCAGACTGTATTGCAGCGGTTTTTGCAGTGATACTCGCTATCTGGGCTTCAGTCAAAGATTTTTGTAAATCAAATGCGTCTTGTCGCAGTTTGTTTTCTTTATCTACTTGTTCTTTCAGGATGTCGAAACCAGCGTCAGTCCGATCACGGACACCAGAAGCGAACGCACCGCCAGCACCGAAAATCGAGGAAAGAACGTTTCCAGTTGATTCAATGGTCCCTTTTAAGGAATCGAAAATCCCCTCTAGAATTTTAGCATTCGCTTCTGCCTCAGCTATTTTAAGCTTAACAGTGGCTTCAATTAATTTAATTGACTGATCTTTGGATAAAGCTTGAAGCTTTTTCTGGTAGCTATCGGCTTTTCCTTTTAACTCATCAAGAACACTGCCTTTCTTTTTTAGACCGGCATTGTCTTGTGATTTAGTGTTAAGATTCTTAAATTCGTCTTGAAGTTTAAATACTTTTGTAAGAACACCATCTTGCGCTAGTTGAAGAGTACCATAAGCACTAGTCGCTTCTTCAGCTGTGATTTTACCATTAGAGTAGGCAGTGGATATGGCTCCTGAAAGAATGTTGATGCCTTCAGGATTGTCGACGAATTTTCGAAGATTCGTATTCCAAACTGTGAAGAAGTCGTCGCTGTTTACAGCTGGATTAGTGGCTAATTCGTTGAAGGCGTCTTTTATCTTGCCGAGGTCATCCAGGCGTTGTTTAGATCCCAACACCTGGAAAGCTGAATTCGCATCCTTAACATTATCACTTAATTCTTTAGCTTTTTCACCAGCTTTTTTAAGAGCGTCTTCGGTTTTCTGAATCTCAATGGCTACATCAAGACCCTCGAATTCGTTAAGATATTGGAAAGCGGGACTAAGTAAATCTTCAGGTGCGGTGCCAGTACCGCCGGATGAAATTCCGTTTGCCAGAGCATCTACAATGTCGCCGCCTAAATTTTCAGCTGCGGTGGTTGCTTGATTCGCTGCGGATCCACTATCACTAAATAAATCAGAGATCGCGGTCGATATTGTGTTTTTTAAAGGCTGTAAATTACCATCTGTAAAAGCGACTTTTATCGCATTACTGAAATCCCCCTGAAAAAGACCAGCAAAACTATTTAAAACATCTTTTATTTCTTGTGTCGGGGAAAGGTTGGTAAGAGCGTTTTCAAGAGCTGTGGATATAGCACTAGCTGCACCCGAAAAATCACCGTCTGTGATCTTTTTAACTATGTCACCAATTAATCCATTGGATATACTCTCGCCAATAGAAGTTATCGTTGACAAAACTGGGATTAAATTGATGTCTTTAAATGCCGATTCAAGTTCTGTGACTATTAAATCAATGGCTGTGCCGAAATCGCCTTTGGACAGAGCGTCAGCAATGTCAGGTAAAACACTATTAGCCACACGGTCACCGAGATCCTTAGCTGCTTGCAAAAGATCGGAACCAGGGCCATAATTACTAAAGAAATCACCGACCTGCTTAAGAGCACCTTCAAAATCACCAGCGGCTAGTTTCGTAGCTAATTGACCTATGAAAGAATCAGCGATCCCTTCACCTATGTCAGCCACCGTCTGGATCAGTGGCGATAAATTAACGATTTCAAAAGCTCTATTAACAAAGTCAACTAATGTTTCAATAGAAGCTAGCCAATCTTTGTCTTTTATGTACCCAATTAAATCGGGTATTAATTCAAGTGCAATTAAATCAGAAAGAGTAGAAATTGCATCGATCAGTGAAGATCCGGGGCCGTAATTCTTGAATACATCCGGGAGTTTATCCAGAGCATTTTTTAGGCCATCGCTGATGGTACTGAATAAAAGCTCGTAATTTTCCTTTTCAATTAAATCTGAAATGTCAGTTATGAAATCTTTGAAATCTATTATATTTTCATTGGCTGTTTTGATCGCGCCAGAGGCAGCATCGAATATCCCAACTAAAACATCTTTTACACCAAGGTCACCGATATTACCTAATAACAAAGTTAATTCGTTATCGAGGCGACCTATAGCCGCAGTTAAAGTCTTTACTTCTTCCGAGCCATCACCGTATCTACTAATCAGAATATCAGCTACACCATCGAGAACCTCAGATGTGATTTTGCCCTGTTCTACTAATTTAAAAAATTCATCAACAGTAACGCCCGCTGCTTGGGCGAAAATCGGAACAGCTCCTGGGATCGCATCACCCAACTGACCACGAACTTCTTCAAGCGATACTTTACCTTTAGACGCTATCTGTTCAACAGCTTTTAATGCCCGCTCAGCTACGACACCATCTAAACCTAACTTACTGGCGGCTGAGGCTATACCTAAAAACAGTTTGTCAGTGGTAGCACCCTCAATATTGGTACCTTTAACCGCTTCTAGTAATTTCGCGTACGCCCCACCGAGTGGGATAATATCTAAACCTAGATTGTAAGAAGATTTTTTTAATAAATCAAACTTCTCACTAGCTTCAAACGAACTTGAAGTAACTAAGTCTAATTTGAATTTTAGACTATCTACTTGTTTGTTAACATCAACAAAAGTGTTGATGAACTCAGAAGCTTGGCTGCTGGCAAAAGTAATCTCTATTATTCTAGATATGGCTCCTGCCGCTACCGTTACCATCGCTTAGGTCCTTCTTTCTTTCGTAATATAACAACCAAAGTGCTATTTCGTCAGGAGTTAAGAACCCTTGCGGGAACAAATCCGGTCTAATTTGATAAAGGAACCCTCCCCGCAATTCGCACAATTGCAAAGAACCCATTAACCAGGGTTCTTTTGCGAGGAGGGTTGCTGCTTTACCAAGGATCCACCGGTTCCCGTTAGATTGGCGATTTTATTTGTGATGTCATAAAATTCCATGGGGAAATTCTCAGCGAATTTCACAGCCACAGCATGATCGATCTTTGGGTTAACACACCCGAAAACCATCATCTCGATTCTTTTCGCCAATTCTGACGGGACATCGGAAGAAATACCGAGAGTCTTGCGAATACCAGCAACTTGATCACTATTCTTGGATAACGCTTTGATTACATTATCGATGCTTTTGTTTTTTAATTCGGCTTCGATCGATATGTTCAATTCCGCAGCATTAAGATTTTGTATAATGAAAACGGGTTCTTGATCTTTTTCGAAGAATTCTTTAAGCGTCTCATTGTCAATTTTGACAATTTCAGTCCTTCTTTCGAATTTAGCCCTCGAAAACTTGTCGATCAAGAACCCACTCATTACGCCACCTCAATAGCTGCTTTGACAGCGTTAATGGTACAGGCAGCTTGGATATCAGCGCCAGCAGGGAAAGTACGAGCAACACCCAACTTGCCTTGGCACAACAGATATGAAGTCTTGTAGCGATCGGGGTAGAAACGGAACCACAGCACGAAATCCTTCTGTTGAACCAGAGGATCACTGATGCCATCTTCCAGATACGCCGTGAAGCTACCTTGACCTAAGCTGCTGCTCGTGCTGCCGAGGGTGGTACCGTAAATCTGAGTCGATGTGATGCTGTGCGTCGTCTCGGGGGCCACAAAATCAGTAGCCAATGACACCTGAGCAAAAATCGGAGCAGCATAAGAAGCGTAAACCGCCTTAGGCTCGTTACCAGTGTGGATAGCCGGAAGAGCCGCCAAGAAAGTCACAGACCCCTCAGCATAATTCGACTCGTACAGCGGGAAACTGGCAGTCTCAGTATGCAGACCAACCACAGAATAAATTTCAGTGGCGGTAATTGGGGCGGACGTAGAAGAAGTCACGCGCACCTGGGCCACCTCGATACTGCTGACCGGGATGAACGGCGGACCGCCCGCAGCACCACGAGTCTCGACGAAAGCAGCCGTCGAACCGTCAGTACCAGGAATCACAACGACAGCACCAGAAGAATTGATGGTGATCGAGTTGACCTTGGAAACGTTCGTCGCGGGACGAGTGATGGCTGTGTCCGGTGCGGCAGCCACAGTGGTGACAATACCGTTAAGGTTGCAACTAAGAGTAGCAACATCAACGTCATCATTACCAGCTGCTGCAGCAGGGGTGACAGCTCCACCGGTCAAAATGCCGTTGGGTCGAATAACCGGGGCGAAACCGGCTTTGTTGGACCAGATGCTGGCCGAAGAGGTGAAAGTAGTCGAATCACCACTGTCGGTCAAAGCCGACATGGTATAAGACTGCTGACCACTCTCGTACTCAAGTTTAGCGTTTTCTGCGGTAGCCATTTCATGGACTCCTTATCAAATCAGAGTTAAAGGGTTGCTTGACGACACTCTATATTCCAAAGAATAATTAAGTACAACTGCGCACCATGGGCTTTGTCCTTCACCAATCTGAGGAGTAATGGTCGTCAATTGGGAACTTCTTACAAGGCCACCTAAAGTCAAATCTGGATCGCTGTTAACTAAAGGTGATGTTGGTGATCTTAACATGGCGATGGCCACATCGTTTGCCATCTCGAAGGCGAGATCCGTAAAATTACGATCTCTCGTCCTGTCGTAATATTCTATCACAATTGAAAACGAACGGTCAACCCAGCCATGGCCCTTGGTAATCTGCTCATCGGATTCAGGCCAATAATTGATAGCTGGAAGATCGTCTTCAATGAATGGTTTGAGGGTGGCGCGTTTCACCCTGTTGACTGTGGACGAATATCCATTAGTCGTTTTGATTAATTTCAATCTAGACTCTACAGCATTCAAGATAGATAATTGAACAGTCATAATTAATCTTGATGCTTAGGGGACGACAGTAATTTTTCAAGTCTTCCGATGAGAACAGGGATATACTTATTGGTAGTGTCTCTAAATTTGAGCCTAGCAGGGATATTAACAGTCCTGGCTAGATGCATCATTTTAACGCCACCTAAATATAAACCCATACCTTGACCACCAGACTTAACAACAGCGCCTGAAGAAAAGAGATTACGGGCATCTCTTAATGGTTTACCATTCGCACCGTAATTAACGGCTGTCGGGAAATTCATATACGGCCCACCACGGAGCCATAAATATTTATTTCTAGCCTGTATTCTTTGTCCGTATTCGTGTACTTTAGCGTTTCCGGATATGGACAAACTGCCTTTTAAGGTTTTCAGACTGTCGCCGGAAACTTTTTTAGTCAGAGTTTTTCTTAAAGACCCTGATCTTTGTTTTAAAGCCTTACCACTGAGACGTTGATCCATCTCACTGTAGGCCTCGTTTATAGTATCACTGAAAGCTTGTTTAGCCTCTACAAAAACGTCTTCAGGTAGCTCCCTCAAATATTGCTTTACAGCGTTATAACTGGAAAGTCTAAAAAGTATCCAGGGAGCAGCAGCCATATTAGATCACTGATGCTGGGTGAACATATGTGCTAAGCAAACGTTTAACTTCTTTCAACATCCCAAGTTCTGGCCAGTTGATATTACCACCTTCGTTGCTAACCAACTCAGCACCGATATGATCTTTACGCTGCCACTCATGGGCAGTCTGCAACAATGCAGCGCGCTTAATCGCATCCGGTGCCTCTTCGAAACCACCGGTATAAGCTACCTGTACAACGCCCTCAAAACTGTTTGGCAACACAATATGGCAATTACGGATTTTGCAATTAATTGCTATATTGGTGTTGGGATCAGAATCAAGATAAACAGAAATAAGATTAGACACCGGGAAAGCTTTCACCGGAACCAAAGTTCCATATGAAAAAATTTCCTCGGTGTAAGTATCTAACTCAAGAGTCCGACCAAGATAAGACTCAATCGCCGCATAAACCGAAGACACTAACACTTTCAACGATGGGTAATCGTCAATGGACTCTTTACCCAAATCTAGCAGCGATGCAAGATCTGTGAATTTAGTTAGTGTCAACATGTTTATGCGGCGAAATTGCGCTTATCAGCCAGCGTCAACGCTGTTCAACGGACCGTGGACGCCCACGACAGCCGCCACAACCGCGTCGGTGCCGACAGCAGCGGCAACACGGTAGTAACGACGACGGGGGTTAACCACGTTCAGTTGGGCGGTGCCAGCGGCGGTAAGTTGCGTGATGGCGGTGTCGTTTCCGGCTCCCGCCACCTCGTCCGTCCAGTCGGTCGAGCCGTCCGCGCTATGTTGGAGCTTAGCGTCCAGAGTAGCACCGGCAGCGAAAGTACCAGCAGAAACAAAATAGCTGACACTACGACCAAGAGACATGTCAGCAGCAGCAGTGTTGTGAGCACCAACTGAGTGACTTTGCGCAGCAAGGCCTTCAACCAGGACGTAATTGGATTTAACATCTTGTCGCATGATCAATTCCTTTCATTGAAAATTAGGCCGCGACCTTGAGCGTCACGAAGGCTTCGGCCATAGCGACCTTACCACCAGTGCGACGCTTGATCAGGAAACCGGTCTGGTCGTATTCGGCGTAACGCTCGACGAGACGCTGCACGGAAATACCAGAACGATCGCGGATGTAATACCCAGCACGGAAATCACCCAGCACAACCGGGAACTTATTCGCGGCGATGTCGGGCATGCCTTCCGGATTGATCACCGGACGACCCAACAGCGTAGCCGGGGTACCAGCTTGCACCGGAGGTTGCCACAGGTACTGGCCGTCCTTGTCCTTCAGCTTACGAACTTCACCCTCGGTGGTGCTGTTCATAGCCCAGGTCGAATTGCGGCGATACACCTTCTTCAGGGAATGCAGCATCTCGATCAAGGGATCCACGCCGTTGAAGGTGGCATCGGACAGCGCGCCCGCCACACCAGTCTTCTTGAAGTTGGCAGTGATGCCAGAAATCATCAGACCCTGGGGGGCGTTGGTGCCGTCACCAGACACGAAAGCATCGTCCTCAGCCTGGGCAATGGCGCGGCTGAAAGCCCTCGACATTTCACCCCAGACATCAGCGGCAGCGTCGTCAAGCGTGTTGTTGTGGATCAGGACCAGAGCGCGCAGATCGTGGATCTGGAGCGTCTCGCCACCGGCAGTGATGTCCTGCGGGCTGACTGCCACATTCGTGACACCCCAAGCGACCGAGGGCTTCTTCAGCGAGGGCATAAACACCTTGTCGCGGCTGGTGGAACCAGTGTTCGCGACCGGGCGGATAGCCGACTCGTTGTACGCATCCATCAGGACGACGTTTTGGAAGTCCACCGGCACGAGGTAACCACCTTCGGCATCACTGGCGCTCGACAGAGCACGAAGCTCTTCCGGGCTCATCGAACCACGAGCCGTTTCGCCCATGCCTTGACGCAGGAACTTGACGAAAGCGCTCTTGCGCAGTTCGGTTTCCTTGTCGGTCTTCTCGCCAGTAGCACCGCCGACTTGCGGACGCTGCGAAGCCTTCATCAGGTCTTCATACTGAGCGCGCAGTTCGGTGATGGCCGAGTTGGCCTTGTCAATGGCGGCTTGGACCAGAGGATCGTCCTTGCCCTTGGCGGCTTCGTCGATCTTGCGATCAACGTAAGAGCGCATCTCAACGGTAGCTTTGTTGATCTCGTCAACGACCGTTTGCAATTCCTTAGACATAATTACTCCTTGATGGATTGAAGGCTGGCCCTAAATTTGGCCAAATGTTCGACAATCGGTGCATACTCAGGCTCGTCCTTTGGCAGAAGGCCGCGAATGCGGTCGACTTCTGCAGGATCGAGTTGGCCACGCAACTCGTCGCATAAGAAATCCACATAGGAAGAACGCTGAAGCTTGATAGCTTTGCGGACTTCTTCTGGGAGTTCTTCAACTTTGGACAAATCGACTTTAGGACTACCTCCCAAAAGTGACCTGACCTCATCAACAGTGAAAGAAGTCGATGCTGCGAATTCTTCCGCTGATTGCTTGTTTTCCGCTAGATGCTTGCGGAAAGAAATCTGGATTTGATTGCCGCGCGTGTTACGCTCATTCATGGCAATCATTTCATCGGTGTATGCCGAATACATTTCGTTGAATTCTAAAAGGGCATTAGCTATGTTACTCCGGAGTTCATCTCCGGTGGAACCGCCGTACCAAATGTCGTCAAGTGTACGATAAAGAGCAGACATGATCAGATCGCCACGACGACCCAATTCATATTTTTCGTAGGTCGCCTTATAGTGTTGATCGCGCTTTTCGGTGGGCATATTCCTAACTCCTGTGATAACAGCCGATTCGTTGGCTTCAAAGATAACTGGGGATACTTCCATGAGCATCACTTCGGTGATTACTCGAATCCCATTCGACCATTTATCTTTAACAGTCCGGAATCCGAAACTAAATGTGTCAATGGCCCCAGCTTTGATCAGCTCGTAAACCTCACGAGCTTTAGTGGTATTGAGGAGTAATTGAGCCCGTACGAACAACCCCTTATCGTCTTCTCTGATTTCGACAGGTTTACCGATTACAGTATCCTCGTGGTTCCACAGGATTTTCACCCTGTGTCCGCGCTCTTTCAGAGTTTTAGCAAAGGCACCCCTCTGGAAAGTGCTCTCATATGAATCAATGGTGTCCCATACAGCAGCATATCCTTCGATGATGCCTTCTTCACCATCATGGGCGGCACGAAGTTCGCCCGGGTAACTTCTGTAATTGGTTTTGCTCATAATATACTTTGCAAGTAAGGGGATTCTAACACGGGAACAATTAAAGTGTCAATTAATGATCGAGAAAATCCCAGTATCATATATTGATTGCTTGAGCTTGGCGATGTCGTGGTTCAAAGACACCCCATAAGCCACCTGAGTATTGACTGAGTGTTCCACTTTGCTCCTGAGTTCGATGAGACGAGTCAATGAATCACGATCTGTGATTCCATTGATCAAATCATCGCCAAAAGCACGAACTGCTTTGTCCAAATTATCGACATTTTGGGACGAATCGACTTTATTCTTAAGGCTAGCGAAAGCCTTACGCACATTGGAATCAACATTATCCTCTAACTGCGGATTGTTCGCTTCTGCTTCCTTAGCTGGTTGCAATTGCGCCGCACCAGCTTCATCGGGCATAATAACGCGACTCACGACATCCCAGCCTTCATAAGCCGGGAGGCCGAGAGAGAGCTTCTCGTTAGTAACTGAAACTGGTACACCAATCTCGTAATAAGTTTTAGCGATCTTGGCTTTCTCGTCCTCATTGTTCCGCAGCGCTGCCACTTCGCTGATGTCGTAGCCTATGCTGTAACCGCCTTCGAGTTGGAAATGATGATTAAACGCGTCTTTGATCATATCTAGCAGCGGTAGGACGGTGGTTTCCCAGAAAATCCGCATACTTATAGCATAATTGTTATAAGTGCTGGAATCCTGAATACCGATTAATTGTGGCGGAACACCGAAAACACTCAAAATTTCTTCCCGGTTATGCTTGCGAGAATTTTGAAAATCTAACTCAATAGGGTTTAGAGACAACCGAGTGTACGTCGCGTCGTCCCCAATAACCAATGGCTTACGGGCGTTCTTACGTCCACTAAACTTATCGACAATCCGTTCCATGATGCTCTGTGCTTGAGCACCATCAATAGGGCGTTTAAAAGTGAAAACACCATCCACCACACCACGGTTTTGCATGGTGGAAGTATTCCATTCCAATTGAGCGTTATCCAGGTCTACTGATTTGGACGCCGCTTGTAGAGGGCTGATCCCAAGATATGGATTGCTGGGATCAAAAAGCTTAATGTGGAGGATGTTTTCGTCGTTGAAATCCGGATCGATTACCTCTGCCCCACCATCACGAACAACTTTATAGCCATCGATAAATTTGCTCGGATCCGTACTTGGAACAGGACTGATTCGGTCAGGGCTGATCGGCCAGATCTCTTTGACTTGCCCGTTGACGAAAATCAGTTTAAGATATGCATTTCCGGACAGTTCGAGCCAAGAAACGACTAACTCCATCAATTTCTGGCGGCTGAAATGAGGATTAGGCCGTTTGAAAAGTAGTGAAATAGGATGTTCCCAAACTGGGGACATTTTGTCGTCGTAGACGACCCAAGGCACCCCACTAGCATTTTGAGATATGAGTTGGATAGCCCGGAAAACCCAAGGATTTATCTTGTAGCCATTTTTTACCGCGTTATCGATCCTCCATTCAGTCCAGGTTGTGGGTTTGGATTGAACGAAAAAAGCATCACTCGATGCCATCGAACGCTTTAAGAATTCCATCTTAGGTTCCGCCTTATACGACTATTCTGACCGTTGATTTTATCTCATAAACCACATTTTTATCAATTGTACGATAAATAATGTTTTTAGGGTTTAATTGATAAATGGTAGAAATATACTTTTGATATAACTCGGATACCAGAGCACCCAAGAATCCCTGTGAAGCCAAGGATAATGGACCAAATCCAACACCCTGCAGGGCTACAGCCAACGGATTCATACTCGTTGTACTGTCGTAGTTGTGTTGACGGTCGTGATCGTTTGTTGGATGTCACCAGCTTCACGAGTTGTCGGGGTGACGACCAACGGCGATTCAACCATGAGACCATGCAACTTAGCGATTTCGAGAATTTTGGCAAGTTCTGCCGCGATTTCGATCCTTATTTGATTAGCGATATCTTCTTTTGTTGGAGCGTCAATCGCAGTGAGAGTCCGGGTCGGGTTTTGCCAGACAACCTCTGCATCGGTCAGGGTGCGATCAACCGCTTGCCAAACAGCGTTAGCAGTCTGTTGTTCAGTAAGGGCGGTACCGGAAATAACGTTTTGAATGGTAACTGCAGTATTGACGAGCGCTGAAACCGTAGCTGGATATATAGGCTTGTCGACAATGCTCCAAAAGGGCGTATCGAAATCATCGCTATATAAAACACCATCAATTCTAACTATATTCGCGTCGTAAATTAATTTCCAACCGTTCGTCAAGAAAAATGTAACCCCAGTCTCCCCACCCGGGATTGGGTCAGCACCAGAAAAGCGCATTGCGACCCTGTATTTGGTATTATCGTCAATCTCTAACCACCTGATCCAAGCCGAATAAATATCATCTCTAACAGACAATGCGGTTACGTTCTCGTTAACGATGATCCGCCTATTAGGACCATCGAACGAGACTTTTTCGAACAGCTCCCACTGTTCGCCGTAAGTCTGCCAAAGAAACAGCAAGCTCACTGAGCGATTTCCTTCCAGCTAGTTTTGATTATAACTCGTGATTCATTACCACGATACTTTTTCAAAATAACCGTCCAAAGGAACCGGGAACCAAAAAGACCTCGAACATTACCACCACTAGCGTACGCCGAGAATCCTGTAGTATCTAGTGGGATGGTCAAAGCCGCATCTGTGTATAATTCAGCAGTCTGAAGACCGGTTATCTTCATGTAAATCGTTTGACCATTGATTTCGGTCATCCCTGCAACATCATTTATAGTGGCGGAATACCCCTCCCGCAGCATATGTTGCGGTTCGTCTATTGTGATCACAGCTGGTGAAGCTTGAGTAATATTCGCGATCATACAGACGCGAGTGCCACCTATCTCAGAATAATTTTTAATAGCGCCGTTTTGCGTATTATTAAAAACCGTTGTTAAATCAATTTGTTCGTGGCCACGGACCAAGGATTTCAAAACAGCTTGACCACCGCCGTACCAAGTGGCTGCCATGTCCATTTCGACTGTCGGAGAATCAGTGGACTGCCAAACGGCACCTGAAATTACAGGTTCCGCAATGACTTCAACCTCAACTAAAGCTTCATCACCTGTTGCGATATCAAAGGCCAGAACTTCTAATTCCGTAGGAATATACAAAACACGATTGGTTCGGCCATTGGAAAGGAGTTCAACGGGAGCAAGAGTCCCAACGTATTCATAAACGTCGTTTGCAGTTATTGTGGTGTTTAACGCTTGTAGACCAGGACGGCCTACTCGAAGCACATCAAAATTGTGTTCAGTCCACACCGAGCAGCAAAAGACCCGCATCTCGCTTGAACTTCCGGTGGCCGAGAAATTGCGCTGAGCGAAACAGGCGGGCAAGGAACCGGTAGCGCAGAACGGGTAAGGCGCGGTGTTGCCATGCATGTATTCGTGACAGACGACCCGCTGGCCCTCGTGATAGACGCCGAAGCGGACACGACCTGCGCCGAGCCACTGCATGTCGATCCAGTACAGGTTATCTTGAGTAAGATCAATGAGCATCTGGCTCGGACCAGTGCCGTCTAGGCGATCACGATTCCAATCATCTTGCCAAATGTAATTATCGACAACAGTCCCAGTAACGTCAGATTTAATAACAAAACCTAGACGGATTTGGCCGGGATTGCTGGGGTCTTCACGGTGAACGAAATGGACGCCGTTTTGGAAATCGAATAATCCCCATGAACGACCAAGCCCCACTTTGCCAACATCACCAAGAGCCAATGTAGCCATGAATAAATGACTAGCACCGGGGGTGTAATGATGATAAGTGTTCGTAGTATGCGCTACTATATCACCGGACGCGGTGGAAGTGCTGATCAAAGCAGCTCGTTTATTCTGGTCCCAAGAAATAGAACCAGAACCGTTCAAACGGGTGCTAAAAGCATCCGGCATCACGGAATTAGCAAATACATACTCACCAAGCACCGTACCTTGGCTAGTACGAAGCTTACCAAAAGCGTCTAATTGAGGTTGCCCTTCGGCGAAAGTTATTTGTGCAGATCCGAATTTATCTACCCAAAGACCATAATCAGGATTGTCCCAACTGGTGATGTGGTTAGTATTTACAAATAAATCACGAATTTCCAGAGTCGGATGAACTTGCGCGATCGTCACCCCATCGAAAATGATGTTTTCATTGGGTTGAGGCGACAGGTCGTTAAATACAGCCGACCTGGAATAATGAACTAAAATATACCCCGTGGTTGATGTTAGCGGATCAACACCATGAACATGCATCATGAACCCAGAAGTTCCAAGCGATACATGTTCACCAATGATGAATTCACCCGTGCGATTGGTATAAGGTACCGCCGCAGTATGTTTATAATTAATCCTCGGCCCCGTTGAGGCCGGGGGGATTCGAGTGAAAAGACGTTCGCCAGCCACGGGTAAATCTCCTATTAATCAACGTAAGCGCGGTCTTGTTCCGCCACTAGAGCGATCGAAATGCCCTTAGAGCGACTGATTACGCCAGTAGCCACCACGGGTTTAGCAATGCCCTTATTGCCTGCGACCACAGTCACCGGCACATCATCCGTTGGACTTGTAACCGGCAAGGTCCGACCACCTTGGGTGTTGGTGTCATAAGCGAATGTGAAAGGCTTCACAGCGGCATCAATGACACCAGCGATCGGGTTTCCATCCTTGTCGTTAACGGTGATGGCGGTTGAGGTGCCATAATCATCAGTACCGACCACCGAGTCGGTGATATACATCCGGTAATAACCAGTGCCGCCCGAGGTCAGAAAACTGTTGAAGTTGAGATTACCGGCAGAAGCGTAGTTGTATTGACGTGCTACGCCATTGTCATCAATAAAATAAATATTGTTCAGGAAGTTAGGGTCAAGGTTCTGAACGAACACACCCTGACGACAGAACAAATCAGGACCGACGAAGAACATCAAATCATCTTGGACTTTACCGATTTTAGTACCAGCACTATCAACCGCTGCGCTGTTAATATCGGTACCCTGGCGCAGTAGATACTGCACCTTCGTATAAATTGCCTGAAGCGTACCCCCATTCCCCTCGACAATAATCGAGAACGGGAAATTATCCGCCACATCGTTAAGATCAATCGATCGCGCGATCGAGTAATAACTGACGTTGATGCCGGTATAAGGCGCTACAGCGATACCAGCGTCGGCTACAAGAGTGTTTAAATCATCAGCGTTCGAAAGCAGAACGTTGACGGTGTAAGCACCGGTAGCGGTTTGACCAGTATCGGCCAGTGTTGAACTGGAATAAGTCTTTTGCTCTTCGCGGGCATAAGCCTTGAAGAATGTGCGCTTGTCGAAAGTAGTGGTGGTCGGATCAGCGGTAGCATTACCGAAAACCTGGATACCCTCGTTAACCTCATCAGTGAAAGTGAAGTTAGTGGGGCCATCGGCGGCATCACGCTGGTAATAAAGTTGAGCACCCGCGTTCACTTCACCCAGGGAGACGATACCGACATACTGACGAGCGAGAGCGCCGGTAACAGTATATTCGTTCCAACCGCCGTCGCGAAGCGCTTGACGCGTGATGTCGTCGGCGGGTTTCCACCCGGAAAATGAACTACCATCGGTACCAAATTGGAACTGACCCGACTTCGCGTCAATCGCGTACATCGGAAACGGGAATTGGTTGTAAGCCGCCGTTTCCCAGAGTTTAATGAACTTAGAATACAAAGCTTGGAGCGTTACCCCGTCCTTGTATATCAAATTACCAGCCTCCAACAAAGTAAAGGTCTTAGCGGTGGTGTCAATCGTGATTTCGGTTCCGACGACCAGTAAATCACCATCAGTGATCTTTGCCATTTAGGATTTCTCCTCAAAAGGTGATAAAACGATTATATAATTACTGTTAGCCAGAACAGTATCATTATACAATCGCAAAACTACTTGCATCTTGTCGCCGTTAGCGAACACCACCGGATTAGATTTTTCGTCAATTACCTCACCGACATGCTTTTTGTCGGTAGTATCCAAAATCTTTCTCATGGTGTGTAATTCCTGTCCACTACTTGCGCGATTTTAACCGATCCGTCGTTTTCCGGTAAGGGGAAATTCCTCACGATATAGGGAACATAACCAGCTAAATAAACGCAGATGTCGACGAACGTACCGGGTGTATAGGTGTAGCTGTAATCGAAAGTCGATACTGGGTTAGTAGCGCCATCATTTGAAGCGAGAACTGTGCTAGTACCAGCGCTGAGAACCACAACATCAGAGCCGACAACAACATCGGTTACACTGAGCGTTCTCTGGCCTACAACCACGTTGACCGTGGCCCCAGCAGAACGAACCGAGATCGGGGTATCAGCGTTTATTGTTACAGTTGTTCCAGAACCGATATTAACATAAATCGCTTCGTTTCCGGTGTTCGTCGGTGTTATCGGTGAGCCACTCACCCCTGCGTCGTAACCGCTGAACGTCAGTCCGTTCAGTGTGTGGTCAGTCCCACCGGTTATTTCGATTGCGTGACCAGTACCTGACGAACTAAAGATCGTGTTGCTCAGCGTCGATACAGAAGATCCGACTAACAGGGCTACCGGCGCTGTACTTGCAGCAATGGTGCAACCACTCAGGGTAGCACCGCCGAGCGTAACTTGGTTACAACGCCTAAATGTAGTGGCGAGGATGCTACTGTTGGACTGGAACACGAAAGTGTCCATGTCCGTGAACGTGCAAGAATCAATATTAACGTCGGCATTGGCCAGAACGTTTAAATAACCCCTCGATACCGTGCCAAGCGAAGTGATCGAAATGCTAGTCCAGTCGACACGACTACCCGCTTGGTCTATCTCGAAACCGTTGAAATTACTCTGGACGTATTCGGTATTCGCGATATTGATAACGCGGTTTGAATCCCGGAAATCAACAATCGTACTAGGTGTGCCCAGCTGTATAAGACTCTGCGCGAGGTATACACCGCCACCAAACTGGATTTGGCCGTATTGTCGGGCAATGGTACCTTGAAAATCAGCAGCGCCCTGAAAAGTAGCGTAATTACCTAGTTCGCCTCCCGTTATCGTGAAGGTGCGGCCATAACGAATCGCGTCGATTTTAAACGGGAAACCTTTAGATGGCCCATCGCCCGGAACGTTCCAGCGAACGCCAAATATACTGGTCGTTCCATTGGGCGCACCTACCGTAGTACTCGGTGTTATGGTCGGGTCAATCGGGACACACTTCCAACCACCGAAAGTATAGGTATCGGATCCGTCTACATACCAACCTTCAAAATCCGCTGTGGTGTTTCCGATCAGGAGTTGCACACCGCCGGCTGCTTTGGTAGCTAGTGCCTGTGCGACGTCAGCTTTCCACCAAATGAATACTGCATCGCCCGCTGGTATAGTCTGTGCGGAACTATAAACCATCCCGCGAATAGAAGTAGACCAAGGGTTACGGCTGATGCACTGCACCCCTTGAACGAAGTCATCGATTTCTGGTACAGTTAAAGCGTTCTGACCACCACCACCAGAACTGATCAAAGTCCAACCGGTAGCCGTTGGATCTTCAATGATCGGTAACAAACCGGTCGAATATACTGGAATGGCCATTTATATCGGTGTGACTATGTGGTCAACTAGAGTTCGATTTATCGGCCTGTAAGCGATTATCGACTCAATGTCTTCGTACACCGCATCGACATCGATCATTCGGTACACGACTATTAGATCACGCTCTTTGTAAACTGTCAATCTCTCTATCTTTACCGCACCTGGGGGCGCGGGTTCACTCTCGAAGTAACCCGGTTCTACATACCCAGTCTCGACATAAAAGTTAAGCATAGAAGTCCGGAGACTTATTCGGAGTGGTTGCGCGATCAGCTTGGTAATGCATATCCAGGCACAACCCAAACACCGAAGCGTCTAGCGTATCGTTCGGATGCGTCGGGTCGCGAAACACACGGGCGATAATCAACGAATCGGGTTCGACGAGTGAACCGGAAATCGCTTGAGCGTCACTAAATTCGGCGACGTAGTGCATATATTGAATACCGAGTGAAGCCTGCTCAACATAAGTTGTGGTGGTCGGGCTGAACGCTTGCTGTTGATGGCCCTTCGCGACCGTGTACTCGAATCCCCAACGTACTGTGCCGACATTCGGAGTAGCTACCGACCAATGGATATGTGGGTAAAGATCCGTACCCATTGCGTAGTCGTGGTCAATGTGCCAGATCGCGACCGCTTGGGTCATCTTGTTCGTCGGGAAAGCGTAAAGCTTGATAGCCCCGAGAAAAACCGCGAGTGTGGGCGCGTTGTTATCGCCTACTTCAACGCCGAATTGGATAATGTTGTCCCGCCAGCCCTGCTTAGTACGAGTATTAAAGGAACTCAAATTCCCATCCATTTCCGGATGGGTGAGCGGTAAACCCTTTACACTTCTGAGCAGAATATCTGGGGTGCTCATAAAAGTCCTGATTTCTTAAGTACTAGCATTGCAAGCAAGCCCATGCCGGCCCAGGTAGCGCGATCAAGCCAAACGCTAACCCTTTTGTTCGCCGGAACATAAGATTCTAACTGGTAAACCCGTTCTTCGAGTTTGTTAAGTAGACTAAAAGCTCGTTCCATAGCAGCTGCAGCATTTGATTGCCGCTCTTCAATTAAAGCTAGTTTTGTAATTGCAGCCGCGAGATCCTTCATCGCGACTTTCATTTCAGTCACATCTTGGTGTAGATCTCCTAACCGATGATCCAACACTGAAACATCGCCCGCCGTCAACCCCGTCATCGCGTAACCTCCCGATCCAACAAGACTGTTCCTTTCACCAGCCTTGTCACCACTCCGCCAGCCGACTCGATTTCAAGGTCAAACACTGCTTTCTTGAATGTAAATGCTGTCGTCGTCACCGCTGGGATCGTGAGTACGACAAGGCCCGATGCGCCGATAATCGTTATATCATCGTCAGTGGTGCCTGAATAAAGCGTCGAAGTGCTTTCGACTTTTTCTCGGATTTGTAACCGCGCCGTATACCCAGTCAAGTTGATAGGCAGATCGGTATCGGGGTCCTTGTAGGTGACTTCGTAAACGAACGTCGCCCCCTGAGGCAGGATGAGTTCAACTTCCTTGACCGCTGCCATTTCGTTTATTCCTGTGGGTGTATTTGTAATTGCACACCGCGTATCGTTGTGCAGTATCCTTGTACTCTTTCTTCATGGTCTCGTCCGACATACACCGTTCGAGAAACTTCGTTTTCGTCTCGTCCGATTTTGGTGTTGGGATCGGCATACGGCGCTAACCTATGAAGATGTCAGCGGGTTCGCGGACACGATTTAAATATTGCGACATCGCGTCAACTTGGTCGTCGTGGAATTCTGGCAGTGGGAAATTCTCGATTTCCTGCTCAAAATCGTACAACCAGGGGGCGGATTCGGGGAGATACACAGTGCCCGATTCGATCGCCGGAGCCACGCGGGAAGCGCGAATGATTTTGTCCAGCCCCTTATGACTGACCGGGATTATAGGGTAAGGCCCCTCTCTGCGCAAGTCCTCGATCAACGCTTGACCCGATGCGGCATCTTCGATCAGGATTTCGTGTGGGTTCCACTTGTCGCACAACATCTTCGTCATGTGTCGCAAGTCGGGGTACACCACCCGGTCGCGCCATACGTCGAGCAGGTAATGCCCCGTCTTCGTTTGTGCCCACACCTCGCACACACTCGGGTCGTTGATCTGACCCGGCTTGAACGCCGTGTCGAAGCTGAGTCGAATCATCGACACCTCACGGTCCGGCGGCGTTTTGTACCGTTGGAACCATTTTAGCTTGATCAGCCCTTCTTCGTTGAAATCCACGATCTCCGCGTGGATCTCCTGCTGACCAAGCCGCGTCCCCTCGTATTGCAAAATTGCTTTGCGGAATGGCGCGGCGAGGTTCGCCATGTTGTCGTAGGTGCTGCCCTTCGTGATCACCACGCCTGGGTCATCCGATTTCAACAAATCCTTGATGAATTTGATCGGTTTCGGTGTCGTGGTAAGTACCTTCTGCGGCATCTTGCCAAGTCGCAGACCAAAGTTCAGCATGTCCATCACGAGTTGCGGGTCTGGCCACGCCGCCACCTCGTCGCACCATGCATTGTCGTGCTGTGGGCCCCGCAACCGTTCTGGCTCCTCGGCTGAAAACAGGGTCACCATTGCCCCATTTTCCCAAGTCACCCGACGTTTCGAGGGTTCGTACGTGGGCTTCATCCAGGGTGGCGAAATCGCCAAAATCCCCGATTCACCCTCCACGATAACGTCCCGCAAGTCCGCACTCGTCGGCGCAATTATCGCCATCCGCCCCGACTCGCCCGATTCGATCTTGCTTCGTACCCACTCCGCCCCGGTTCGCGTTTTGCCGAAACCCCGGCCCGCGAGCACGAGCCAAGTGTGCCAATCCCTCTTCGGCGCTAACTGTTCCGGTCTCGCCCAAGTCGGCCAATCATAAAGCAGCGCTGCCGCTTGCCGATCGGTTAGAGCACTGACGAAATCACTTTTCATTTTCCGGCGCGGCAACCCGACGAGACATCATTTCGGCGAGCCGCTCCTTGGCCCACCCTAAATCCTCAGTCTGAATTGGCGCACCATTCGGACCGCTCAATTCGTTTGCAGTCCGGCTCTTGTACACATTACCCCGGCGACCCTGGAGCATCATCGAAAGCACCGCGTCCGAATACACCTTCTTCTGGCCAACTTCGACACCCCGCCAATACACCGGTTCGAGCACACCATTAATTGCGCGCTTCAAACCCGCTTCTTCCAGGTCGTCCGTCACCGCCTCGTAAGTGTCGTCCCACATCCGTGCAAACGCTTCAATACGCAATTTCAACGCATCGGCTTGCATCTTCGTGAAACCCGCCATCGTGCAGGCACGGGACACATTACAACCCGTGGATCGAAGAGCCTTGATAAATTTCGTCAGCTTGTCGATCAGGGCGAGCCGGTAATCATTCTCCTTTACCGCCCGCTCCTTCCAATCCCCAAGCTTCCCCGGCATGAAATGCGGTGAGCCCTTCAAGAACTCTTCCGCCTCTTCCTTGCTCTCAGTGGGTACAAAACCACCAAGCGCAAACATGGTGAAATTGCCGTCTTCGTCAAACGGTTCCTCAGCATAAATATGCTGCCACTGCTTATTGATTATCGCGTCCATAGGCGCGATTCTAACACGACACAAAATATTTCGCAATATACCCCCATATATCGCTCTCGAAAAATATACTCCCCCTCGCCGAAAAAATATATACGTATATATACCAGGGCTGATCGAAAATCGACCGACGATCATGGCCGATGGTAAATCGACAAAAGATGATCGACAAATATGGTAGGATCTGGGACTTCTCTCGAACGCGGAGAAACCAAATGTCATCCGTCGGCGCGTCAGAGTTCTGGGGGGTTGACCCCCTCGGCGCGTGGCGCGGCGACGCGGCTGGGCGACGCGTGGCGCGGCGACGGCTGGCGCGGCGACGGCTGGCGCGGCTGGGCAGCTCGCTCGCGGCTGGCGCGGTGGCGACGCGTGGCGCAGCGTGGCGGTGTGCCCGTCGTGGCGCACGGGAGGCTCTCCGTTGCGCTCGCGAGGGGTGGCAGCTACTAGGGTAGCGTGGCTGTGCGCGAGCGCAAGGGAGAGGCTCGGAGAGGTTCGGAGGGGTCGGTAGGCGACGGCTAAGAGCAGACAAAGGGCGATAGGCGACGACTAATGACCCTACGACTCGTAGGGTGATTTGAGGGGGGAATTACGAGAGTTTGTCTGGTGTGGTCAAATACGTCTCACGGTGGCAGTAGGGCCACCGCCTAGAGCAGAGAGGATACCCCCGTGACACACACCCCCACCCCCCTCGCGTACGACCTCGCCGCCCAGCTCGTAGCCGAGCTACACGCCCTCGCCCCCCAGCTCACCCCCTGGGAGCGTGAGGCTGGTGCCCGTGCGTGGCGCGCCTACCAGCTGGGCGAGCTGGCAGATATGGCCACCGAGCTGGCCCAGGTCCCGGGTCTCAGCCCCGAGCTGGCCGACGGTCTCGAGCTGTGGCTCCTGAGCCTCGGCGTGGACCTCAGCTGAGCCCAGGCCCCCGGCAGGGGGCCCAGCGGAGAGGGCCTGATACCCGGGTCCTCCCCGCTGGGCAGCCGCCCAGCTTCAACCTGACCTTAACGGAGAGAGATATGTCCCAGACCCTGACCACCGGCACCAAGCGTGCCACCCGTGCCGCCCGTACCCAGGCCCCCGCCCTCCCCGCCCCCGAGGCTCCCCGGGTCCTCGACGCCCAGGCCGCCCAGGCCGCCCGTGCCGAGGCCGAGCGTGCCGCCTGGGTCGAGGCGATGCGTGTCGACCACGCCGCCGAGACCTCTGCCGGCACCTTCACCGGCACCTTCGAAGCCTACCTCGAGCATCAAGCCGTCGAGCCGGAGCGCCAGCGCTACCAGGGTCGGATGCTGGCCCTGGTCCGTGCCCGTAAGGCCTACGTGCGGGGTGCTAACGGGCACCAGCACAGCGGGGACTGGCTCGCGAGCCAGATGGAAAGCCTGCCGCGTGAGCGGGTCGTCGAGGCCTGCATGAGGCTCCTGAAGCTGGACGCCAACCCGTACCGGCACCTCAACCCGGGCCAGCAGAGCATGAACCTGCGTAACAAGGTCCGTGGGGCCTGTGGGCGCGGCGAGATCAGCGTCAGCGAGGTCCAGACCCTCGTGGCCGCGTACGTCGACGCCGCCCGCGTGACCACCACCGCCCTCGTAGCCTGATCCCCCAGGGGCCCCGACACCGGGGCCCCGCTCACCAAAGGAGAGAAGCATGTTTGAAGCCCTGGTCCCCCTGCTCGAAGCTGCGACCCCGCTGCTCGACCACCTTGCCAACCTCGCACCCGAGGAAGCCCTCGTGGCCTTGGCTTTCGTCCTGAAGATCCTGGAGGCCTGACGTGGAAGGCACACCCATCACCCTCCTGGACGTCCTCGCAGCTGTGGTCCTGGGCGTAAGCCTGGGGCTGCTGGTGGCCCTCGGCCTGTGACACCTCGACCCCCACGCGGGGGTCCCCCCAGCTTACAACTTCACACCGTAAGCCGTAAGCCGTAAGCCGTAAGCCGTAAGCCGTAAGCCGTAAGCCGTAAGCCGTAAGCGACAAATCACCCTACGAACAGTAGGGTCATTTACAAAGTACTTGACAAAGGTCGTAAGCTGTGGTCTAATACGTTTACGGTAGAGCAAAGAGGGAGGTAAGAGACGGAGCCAGCGAAGGTTCCACGTGAAACAGGAAGCCAGCGAAGGTTCCACGTGAAACAGGAAGCCAGCGAAGGTTCCACGTGAAACAGGAAGCCAGCGAAGGGAAAAGCGGACAAACCCCCAGCTTACCAGTTCACGCCACAAACCGCAAGTTGCAACCCGCTTCCCGCTTCCCGCTTCCCGCTTCCCGCTTCCCGCTTCCCGCTTCCCGCTTCCCGCTTCCCGCTTCCCGCTTCCAAGCCGAACCTTACCGAAGCCGAACCCGGAAGCCGAACCTTACCGAAGCCGAACCTTACCGAAGCCGAACCCGGAAGCCGAACCCGGAAGCCGAACC